ACTTTTATTCGCCATCATGTTTCTTTGCAAGTATAGCGATGCTGCCGCCAGTCGTAATACTCATGTGATCATCATCAGTAAACCGACATTCGACGAACACATACTGCCTATTCTAATTCAACCCGACCTTCCTGAATCAATCACCGCCAGATATAATGCAGCCTTACTACCTAAAACCTGTTGTAAAGAGAATTCTTGGTCTGTTTTTCGAGAAAATGATCTTAAAGCCTGGAAAGATAAACTTACTGAGAATTGCATTGACTTTAAGAACTATCGATTTGTGGCGAATTTCGTCAAAATCGATAGTATGGTTAGGAACAACAATATTGCTAAAATGATTTTTGAACGTGTTGGATTTATAGTAGCTAATCGTACTGACTTAAACGTGACGAATATTGGAGTTCATTTTCCACATTTAATGCCAACCGGCCAATCCCAATTTGACAAGAAACGTATAAAAGAATTTTGTGATACCCTTTCCAATATGATAGCAGTAGAACTCGCTCAATATAAAGCTGGGAGATCGAAGACACCATCACGTGCCGCAAGTGTTCAATCGTCCGTTTCTAAACGCTCCGAGCAGTCAAACAATAGTACTAGAATTCTTGACGGAAGTATAGACACCATCTACAAACGTTTGCGTGATGAAAAAGCGATTGTACCATTTCAATATCGTCCTATTAGCCATCCCCCTTGCCCAGGAATAGTTCAAGCGTGTTTCTATCAAGCAATTTGTGCATCATTACCGAATTTATTCGCAACACCGAATGTTGTATACAATAAAATCTTCGACTTTTTGAGCAGTGGAGGGATGGATCCAACAACATGTATAGAAGTTCTTAAAGGTGATGGAGGCGGATTTCCATTTACATACTTTGAGCAAGCAATGATTGTTTTAGATACAAAATGCGACATGATAATAACTCGTACCGGATATTCTGATATTTACGTCTCCATAGGAGATGGGTCAAATCAAATATATATGAAGTATGATATGGGGCAAGATATTGGCGTTCACTATCAGGCTGTAGAGATAATTAAACCACCACCACCAACACCTTCTGTGTCATCTCGCTCAAGTATAAAATCCAGTACCAGAGATTTGGTAACTAAGCAGGTTTTTATCGATGAAGAGTCAGAACATGAAGATGAAGATGCACCCGTTGAGACATTCGATGTACCTACAAAACACATCAAGACATTAAAAGCTGCTGTTAAAACCACATCTCCAGTTAGAGATCTAACTTCTCCTGATATCGTTGTGCCTCATGAGAAGGTAGATAACCGTTCCACCGTAGTTGTAAACCAGCCCCGTGAGTTGGAGAAACAAACTTTGATTGACGACGATCCTAATGTACGTTATCACGACGGATTGTACCCCGTTTTTCAACCCGACTTCTCGACCAAATATGTCTTCTCACCAATTCTCGCATACCAACAGCTGTTATTAACTGAAATTCCAACCCTTTCCGGAGCAATGAAATTTGCATTGAGCTATCAATATCGAACCACTATAGATAATCTTAGGAATATGATCGAAATTCTTGACGAATGTGAGAACGCTCTCATGACAATAGATTCCGGCGTGTGTTCCATTACCACCGATAACGATGTAATTACCATTCGTGACTATTGTTTTACTAGGCTCAACTTTGTTGAAAATCTAAAAAGATGGTATGAATTAACTGATAGACCCTCCCTTCTAATGATACCCATGTAACACCAGGACACTATATTATGCTCTAATCAACAAAACACAATGTAGGCTCGTATGCTGTTAGCCCTTGTCCTTACTACTGATGGTCTTGACCTCTGGACTTCTGGCGACCCAAACTAGACAGTGCAAAGAGATCCGTTCAAAACGGCGAATAGCTAGAGC